GTCCTTGGACGCGTTTTCGATCCCCTGAAGCACCACGGTTAAGAACACCATGGACTCCAAAGGGAAAGTCAGCGCCGAACCCATAGACGCGAACTTGGCAAGGGTAATTAAACCCTCGTCAGGCACATCGGCCTTCGCCGACCTGCAAGCCATAACTCCTCTCAAAAGAGAGGGATGTCTGGCGAGCAAGCTGGTTACATGCCGATTCGAGACACGGTCGGACGCTTCGCTAAGATCTAGCGTTGCGAGGGTGCCATCACTGGACCCTTTCAGAGCCAAGAGATTATTCATCTCCGAACTCTCCCATCCGATGAGCTGGCGGGCGATGTCATCTGCCTGCACAGCATCCACGAACGCACTCAGCAAACCTTGCTGCATATATTGCATGCAGGTAGGCTCTATTGCGATTATCCGTGGTGTCTTGAACGTCTTAGGGACACAAACGACCTTTACAGGTCGCTCGTCCCCAGGTTCGAGGAATGCTACGTCGGCGAGCTCCGGTATGGAGCTCCAGCTCGAGGCAAGATGTTCATAAACTGAGAACACTTCCTCCAGCCGTTCGGGCCACTCTAATTGCCTCCATTTTGCGTTTCCACGCAATTTGTCGGCTGTGGCACCTGGACCGTGCTTTGGGATGATCTCGCTGGGTATGGCAACGATTCGTCGTTCCACTTCAGTGAAGACCCTTGCCCAAAGCAGAGAACCAATACGAGTGAACTGCCCATCATCATTTGCATGGGCGTCACTTCTGTCGGCCTCTCGTACATCCTGCTCACACTCCAGGTACTTCTCTATCGCAGCACGGTCCTTCGCCCGGTCGGGCGGAGGAACAATCTTGGCAAACATCAGTGTAAACTGACGTATCGCCCAGATTGCGACGATGGATGGTTCCCGGAGCAAGGCTCCAGTCTCACGATCGAACACTTGGTCCACGAACCCCTGCATAAAAACAGGGAGCCGTCCTTTGTAGTGAAACTTACTACTCAGGCTGGGACCGAACTGAGCATCGGATAGGGCTCTCTCGAGAGCTCTACCATACTCAGGCAGGGTTAGAGTAAGAAACTCTATCCCCTCGTGTTCATACCGTTCCGCGACGGTTTGTTTATCGCGGATGGTGCTTGTGTCACACCAGGTCCCCAGATCATCGAGGACCTCCTGCGCGAACCACATCAGCCTTTTCACCTGCGGCTCCTTAATACGGAGTCTGCCAGGATGCCTAGCCTGATGTCACCGACTAAGGACGGGGCTTACACAGCCCCGCCCTCGCCTCAGCAATCTGAGACGGTCAGCTCTGGCCACCAAGAAAAGCGGTGGTTAGAAGTCCCGAAGAGGCAGCGAGCTGGACAAGAAGTCCATCCCAAGCTGCCTTCTGCTCCGCAACCGTAAAACCGACCAGTGGCCCATCCCGGTGAACCTTGAGGCTCATCGAGTAGGGCGTATTCTGCGCCGGAAACAACGGATCGGCAGCATACTTCGAGACTACGAGTCCGAGGATAGAGC